AAATAAAGCAGGAGTTTTTAAAATATGGCTATAACCTCATATAGATTCGTTTCTCCAGGTGTTCAAGTTCAAGAGATTGATAACTCACAACTTCCAAACACCTCTAACCAAGTAGGTCCAACAATCATTGGTCGTTTTGAAAAAGGACCAGCAAATCGTCCTGTTTATATAACTTCTCTCTCACAAATGATTGACACATTTGGAAAGCCAATAGCTGGACGTTCTGGTGATGATGTATGGCGTGATGGTAATTATGTAGGTCCAACTTATGCTGCTTTCGCTGTTCAAGCTTGGCTAAGAAATACTCCTGCTATAAACGTTATAAGACTTTTAGGAAACCAAAGCAGCACTCCAACTGCTGATGCTACTGCAAAAGCTGGTTGGAAAACAGCACAAGTTGCTTCATCTGATACTGGTGGCGGAGCTTATGGTTTATTCGTTATTCCATCTGGTTCTGTTGCTTCAAGCGTAACTGGTACACTCGCAGCTATTTGGTATATCGAACAAGGCGCTGTAGCCCTCTCTGGTAACTTAGCAAACACAGCTACACCAATTACTGGTACTAATACTCTTATCGCCTCCACAGGCCCATACGCAGAGTTTAAAGCAATTGTTACAACTCCATCTGGTTCTTATACTTCTGTATTCAACCTTAACTCAGACTCAGATAAATACATTCGTAAAGTATTCAATACAAACCCAATACTTACAAACGCAGCTATTACTGCTAATGGCGGTTCTGGTTCCCCAAATAATTTAGAATACTACTGGTTAGGTGAAAGCTTTGAAAGAAGCTATGACGAAATCGTAGGACTTGGAACCACAAGCACATATGGCTTTATTGCTCCATTAGTTAGTGGAACATATAACTTCAACGAATACAATATGCCTTCTAGAGCATCAGAAACTGGTTGGGTTATCGCACAAGATCTAACAACAAACACTAGCTCATACGATCCAAGCTTACAACAAAAACTATTCAAACTCGTAACTCTTGATTCTGGTGAATGGGATCAAAGAAACATCAAAGTATCCATTAGAGATATTACCGCACCAGCCACAGACTTTGATGATTACGGAACATTTACTGTTGAAGTTAGATTAGCAACAGACACAGACAACAATCCAAAAGTTGTTGAAGTATTTACAAACGTAGACCTCAATCCAGTATCACCAAATTATATCGCCAGAAAGATAGGCGATAAATATGTAGAGTGGGATGAAACAAACAAGAGACTCAGAGAATACGGCACATATTCAAATGTTTCTAAGTACGTAAGAGTAGAAATGGATCCAGACGTTGATGCTGGTTCTATTGATCCAACTTACTTGCCATTTGGTTTCTTCGGCCCACCAAGAGTTAAGAGATTCACATTCAACTCTGGTTCCGCATTACCATCAAACACAGTTGTTTCTGCTTCTGCTGCAAAAGCTAGAAACCCAAGCGGCGTATTCTTAAATCAAAGCTCACTCAACATTACAGGCACAATTCTCTTCCCATCAATACCACTAAGACTATCAGCTTCTTCTGGTGGACCAATCTTCGCCACAAGAGCTTACTTTGGTATCACAACTGGCGAGAAGTCAGCTTATACAACATTCGATAGAAGCTACTACGATATGACAAGAGCTTTCCCATCAACATTTGGTGAGGACGCATACGAAATTGGTTCAGAGACAAATAGAGAATACTCATTCATCTTCTCACTTGATGATGTTTCTGGTTCAACTTCAACAGGCTTAGGAAATGTATATGTATCTGGTTCAAGAGCAGTAGGCACATCTGTAACAGCAGTAGCAACAACTCTAACTGGCTCTTCAACACAAGCTGGTTATCGTGCAATACTTACCGCTGGTTATAATAGATTCACAATGCCACTCTACAATGGTTTCGATGGTTTTGATATCACAGAAGCAGAACCATTGAGAAATAAGTATATGGATGGAACTCCAACTGAGAATAATAACTACGCTTATTACACATACTCAAGAGCTATCGATACTATCGCAGATCCAGAAGCATTGGTAACTGATATCGTTTCAATACCAGGTCTTACAAATGAATCATTAACAACCAAGTTAATTGAAACATGTGAAGCAAGAGCAGATGCATTAGCTATCATAGATCTTCCAAATGTTTATATCCCAGAGTCTGAAGCTTATTATTCTTCAAAGACTTCTAGATATGCTGGTACTGCAAAAACAGTAGCACAAACATTACAAGCAAGAGGTCTTAATTCAAGCTACGGTGCAACATACTATCCTTGGGTACAAATCAGAGATTCAATATCTGACCAAATACTATTCGTTCCACCATCTGTTGTAGCACTTGGCGCTATGTCATACGGCCAAAGAACACAAGAACTTTGGTTTGCTCCAGCAGGCTTTACCCGTGGCGGTCTTTCCGAAGGTCGTGGTGGTGTACCAGTAATCGGTGTTTCAGATAGACTTTCTTCAACTGATAGAGATACTTTATACGAAGCCAACATCAATCCAATTGCTCAATTCCCAGCAGAAGGTATTGTTATCTTTGGACAAAAGACTCTACAAGTAACACGTTCAGCACTTGATCGTATCAATGTTCGCAGACTCATGATTTACCTCAAGAGAGAGATCTCAAGAATAGCTGCAACACTTCTATTCGATCAAAACGTAGAAGTAACTTGGAGCAGATTCTTAGGCCAAGTCAACCCATTCCTATCTTCTGTAAAATCAAGATTAGGTTTGACAGACTTCCGCGTTATTCTTGACTCTACAACTACAACACCAGATTTAGTTGATAGAAACATACTATACGCAAAAGTATTCCTAAAGCCAGCCAGAGCAATAGAATTTATCGCTATCGACTTTACTATTACAGATTCTGGCGCATCATTTGTAGACTAGTAACTATATAATATAAAAGGAACATAAAACATGGCATTTTGGAATGAAGCAGGTGTAGAACCAAAAAGAAAGTTTAAGTTTTTACTTAGATTCGGTGCAGCTTCTGATGCACTACCATCTTTCATCGTAAAGAAAGTAAACAAACCAGAAGTAACAATTTCTGAAGCATCACACAAGTTTTTGGGTCATACATTTTATTTCCCTGCCCAAACAACATGGAATGAAATAAATGCTACTGTTATCGATCCTGCTGGTTCTGGTGGTGCTGGCGATGCTCTCTCTGAGACTGTATCTGCCAACACCACAGACGTAGCCGAGGGTCTATACAAAGTTCTATTAGCTTCTGGCTATCAATCACCAACAAACGTAGGTACTGCTCTTGCTGGTGGTTCTGCTGCTGGTACTCTTAGAACATTTGCAAAGTCTCCTTCTACAGTACAATTTGATCAAATCGAAATCATTCAAATTGATGCAAATGGTAATGCTCTTGAAACTTGGACACTTAATAATGCTTGGATTAAAAAAGTAGCATTTGGTGAACTCGAATACTCTTCAGATGATATCAATGAAGTAACACTCACAATCCGTTACGATTGGGCCGATCTAAAGACTACAAGAGGTACTGGAGCTTCTACATTCGATTCATTGCTTGAAAGCTAATTGGAAGTTTAATGTTTTGGAATAATAGTGGAAAAAATTTAGAAGCTTCTCCCTATAATAAGCATAATTTTTTAGTTGAGTTTCAAAACTTAAATTCTAAGTTAGCAGAACTTGATGGGATTAGCGACAGACCATTAACATATTTTGCTAAAAAAGTATCAGCACCAAACATGAAAGTTGAATTTGAAAGAGCATATGCAAATGAATATGTTCATTATTTTCAAAATGGAGCAATACATTGGGAACAAGTTACTGTAATATTTGCTGACTTTAACATCTCAAATGCAAGAGATGCTGCGAGCAACGATATTAACAATGATGGACAAGTAACTGATATTGAAAAAAAAGGAAGTATAGCTTCAAAACTATCTATAAGAGAAATATTTAATTATTATTTACAAACTAATCTTATTGAAAGATTTGATAGTTTTGAAGATATAAATAATGCAGAGTTATTAAAAAATGTAACTAGTGTTATTGAATTACCAATTTTTTGTAATAAAATAGTTATATCAAATTCAATTGATTATGCAAAAAAAGACTTTTCAACTACAAATAGAAAAGCAATAAATACTAGTAAACTTATGTATGAATTTTATAATCCCAGAGTAACCAGCGTAGATTTTGGTTCATTCGATTATAGTTCTGATGATATCAATGAAATAACGGTCACATTTGTACCACAATGGGTAGTGATTAAATAAAAGAGGAATAAATGAGAAACAACCTAGATAGACTTGGTATCCCAAACCAAGATCAAAAGCAAGCAGATGATGCCGCTGCTGCTTTGATGCAATCCCTTTCCTTCGTAGTTCCAACAGAGCACGT